AGGCCTCTCGGATTCTTTTGTCGATCTCAGCATAATATTCAGGAGAGCTTGTGTCAAAGCCTTCTTCCTCGACCATCGTCTTATGAATACCGAATGCTGCAAACGTCATTGCATCATTTTCTCCAAACCACGTATTGTTTTCTGCCCACTTTTCCGCTTTGGGATCCGGGCGAACAGGGGCTTGGGGCGCTGCTTGCGCCTGAGAAAGGGCGGCGGCATTCTGTTGGGCGGCATTCTGTTGGGCGGCTTGCTGCATTCGTGCCTGCTCTGCTTTGGCTGAACGAACGCGCTCTTCTTCAATTACCAATTGGGCGAGCTTTTTATTTAACTCCACTTGTTGGCTTGTGTCATTAGTCGCTATAGCCGTCTCTAAGTCCTTGGTGAGGGCCTGTGTCTGTGAGGCAATACGCTCCCCATACTCACTAACATACCCCACATCTAAGTTATGTACGCGCCCTTTTAAGGCCACGTTCTCCTGTTGCATACCACGAGCATAGTCAACAGCAGCCTTCTGCTGTCGCTCTGCTTCCCGTGCCTTTTTAGTTAGCTTATCAATCCGCTTCTGAACTTTGGCGCTGTAGGCCTCATGTTCGGGGAAATCTTCTCCGGAAGAAACGTTGACCTCTGATTTATCTATTTCAACAGAGACACTCGGCCCTTCGGAAGGAAGATCTACTGAATTCGATTCTGTTTCTGGCATGGTTTCGTCTCCATGTTAAAAGTGCAGGATATCTTCTGGATCCTGAATTACGGCTATTATTTCATCGTCATTGAGAATACGGACCTCGCCGCCGTCTATTTTGAAACGAGCACCCGAATATCGCCCAAAGATCACCCAGTCTTTCTCACCGCACCACGGTCCCGTTGGAAATTTCTCCTCGTCTTTATACGCTAAAGGCCCAACCGAAAGTACATATCCGCATACGGTGGCAACAGATTCTCTGTCAATAGTTTGATCGGGGAGAAGAACCCCCCCTTCTGTTTTACCCTTCCCCCTGTATGGGAGGATCAAAAGCCGCCATCCGGTTGGCTTGGGTAAACGTTTCAACGAACTTTTATCTAACTTCTCGGGATCAAGTGTTTTTTGTTCCGATGGGGCATAAGCCGTTTTTAAAGAAACCGGGGAGTTCGGAAATACGGGAGCAGATAAAGGGGGACCATAATTTTTCATTAGTCAGCTTTCTCCAAAATATCTCTCAGTTCCTGTCCTATATAATCTAAAGACTCCAAAGATCCAACCAATTGTCTGTATTCCTCCATGTTTTTTATAGAACCTCCGACTAACATTTGAGTAATGCGTTTTCGTCTTTCAGCAAGGACTTTTATCAAGTGTTCTGCAAGAAGGATACCATCCATTATTTCGAAACTCCTTTATCCGGTGGTATGCTCGACACAGAGAACCTCCCAGACAGTGTTATATTCATCTCCCCATCTCATTGTTTCTTCCTGATCACCGTCCCGGTATAAAAAAGGACCCGGTAACTGGCTACAAGGAACATAATCAATCCTTATCGGAAGCGGCGAACTTCCGGCGCAACCGCCTACGAAGACGAGGACTGCCCCTAAGATCGCGGATAGCTTTACTGGCTTCCTCCATCTTTGAAATAGCATCCTGTAAGCCCTTGCTTATTGCCTTTACTTCCCCGGCATCCATTAATTGTTTCTGCTGAATGATACGGGCTAGTATCGAACCTAACTTTAGAACTCCTCTGAACAAGGCAATCCAACTCATTCAGGTTTTCCTTTCTCCCTGATCACCATTGCTACAGCGGCAGCAACAGCGGCGGCTGCTCCAAATAACATCGTCCATTGTCCTTCATTAAACCCCATGACCCCAAGACTTGCCAGCATTGCGGCGGCCCCGGCATAAGTCGATGGTTCACTGAGTCGAGCTAAAATCATCTTCATGATGTTTTCCTTCTCGGGTCTGTATTTGCCATATTCTAAGCCAAACAAGGCATTAAGGCCCGGTTCCAACTCTCTGGCTAGTTGCGCTCTGGCTAGTTGCGCTCTGCTAATAGTCATTAGTCCGCCCTAGGCATATGTGTAGAATTTGCCACGAAGAGCGGCCCCCATACCTTTTTTAGTGCCCTTTATCACTATGCCGGTGGATGTATCCGGCGTGGCCACATTCTTGGGTCCATTATAAGAAACAGTTCCCTGATCCTTGATAACTTCTCCTTTAGCAATGGGTCCTACAGAAGGCTGGTTCCTTTTGGTGGCGGCCATGGCTGTCTCCTATCTTCTCTGTCTACAACAATTGTTTATTTTGAAGCCTGCTTCAGTAACTCTCGTTCCCGTGCCGCTTGGATACGCGCAGCGACAATTTCTTCGGAGGAAGCAATGCGTTCCTTCCCAAGTGCGAGTGTGTTATCCGCTTTTTCTTGGTCAAGAGATAATCTAGCCTGATCAACGGCCAATTCATTTACATCCCGTTGTTCTCGGATCTGAAGATCTTTTTCCTTGAGGGCGACCAACGGATCAGAATCGGTCCCACCACTGATTTGTACGCTTAATGCTTTCACTTCCTGCATTCCCTGTGAAATCAACTCCGCAACCGTACCCTCAATTTGCAGGACTTGCTGCTCGTTTGGGGGTTGGCCCCCAAGCTGTTGTTGCATCTGAGAGGCAACCTGTTCTTTAGCTTTTACAGAAATATGCTCCATCACATGTTTTTGAAGAGCCATCACCACTTGCGGCATCGTACCGACGACAGTGGAAGAGCCGAAAACCAAGTGCGCCATCATGTGGGCATCGTGATTTTGCCCTTCAAATACCACAAGCGGACTATTTTCCAGTGCGTCGGAGTTCTCTAGCGCAGGATCTTTTGCAACGGGGTCACCTTCTTCACTAGGCTTGAGAATTGCATCCACGTCCTTGACACCAAGGGCTGTATACATGCGACGGTACGCTTCATATAAGTTATGAAGATCTGGTGCCGATTGAGCAAGTTGAAGTTCCGTTTGCGCTAAGACGATCCTTTGGGCCATGGACGCAATATTTGGGTCCGACACAGGTATGACATCAACGCGGTCATCAAAGTCTGTCGCTTTTATGACGCGTTCCGCGCCGACGACGTTATACGGATATTCAGGAGGAAGATAATCTGCAAAAACGTAAGCCAATAAATAGAACTCTTCCTTCTGTGCGTAATGCAGCCGCTTGTGAATAGCCGACATTACTTTTGCGCCTTGCTCCAGAAGGGCAATAGTTGTGCCCACGGGGGCTTGCTGGTTGCCATCCCCAACCTGTAGGTTGGAAACCGCAGCGAACCGTTGACCGGCTTCCACACAAAAACCCATCAATTGAAACAATGTCTGATCTGCGCCTTTATAAGGAAGCAGCATCAAGGCATCGCGAATCACGCCCCCCGGTGCGTCCACGTCACGAAACTCTCCCGGCGACAGCGGCTCGTCTTCATTACGGATCCGTAGTCCGCGCGCCTTGAACCCTGCTGGGAGGTTAGACAGGGTCCCGGCGTCGATGAGTTGACGTAGCGCCGCCGTCGCCGTTCGACTTAGCCCTCCAATCATATGGATCAGGCCAAGACCGTAAAAACCAAAACCGGGCAAGAATTTAAAGTGTACAAAGTACTGGCGTTTCCTTCTGTCCGGATCATCTTCCAGCCAGTTTCTTCGTATACTAAGAACTTTACTGTTGTTATCGGAGATCGTGACAATGTAAGGAAGCTTGATCCCGGTCGGCTCCCCATCTTCTCCCAGGTCTTCAAATCCTGGTATGTCAAGATTGACATGGCATTCAAGTAAAGTGATGTCGGTATCAAGATAAGTGGCCTCAATCCCGCTTATCTTGTTCATCTCTTCTTTAATCTGAGATGGATCGGCCTGTGTCTCCTGTACTCCTATATCAAGATAGAATCCTGCTACCTGTTTCTTTCGTAAATCGTTTTCCGTTACTTGAATAACATGAGTTACGTTTTCAGCAGTTTCTAGGTCCGTTGCGGTATAGGGAACGACCAATTGTTCCGCCGGAACAAACTTGCTCACAGCCCGGCGCAGGAAATCGTCGTAGTACACCTTCTTAAACGTCGAACCAGCCAGCGGTAGATAGAACAACATTTGATCGAATTCAGGAGTGTACTCCTTCATCACGCAACTAATTTGATAATTCATAAAGTGGCGAACACGCTCCGCTTGGGCTTCGACTTCCGGTGTAACCTTCCCTATTATTTCTGTCCTTACAGGCCCACCAGCAGGAAGCATCTCATTGAATGCCTGCGCCTGGAACTGCGTGACCGCTTCCGCCAGCAAAGGATGCGTTACACCGGTCGCCCCCCGAAAAGGTTGACTCCTGTCCTCGTACTTGAAGCCCAGCAATTGCAGACCGGTGCTGTAGGCTTCCTCCCAGTCCTTGCGACCGTTCTTATTGCTTTCGTATTCTTCCACTAGCTCCGAAGAAACCTTACTTAGTTCCGAGGCTGAAATGTCTTCTGCGAGATTTTCATAAAAATCACCGCTGTCCTGGCGCACTGCCCGTGGATCAAAATCCACGACCACTCCACCATCCTCTTCCATTTCAATATTAAGGCCCGACGCTTCAATAATAGTGGGGTCTTCCACCGAGACCTCTGCCCCCTTATCTTCGTCCAATTCCACAGGAGGAATGGCATTCTTCCGTTCTACAAGAGAGGCGGTGCCGAAATTGCTGCGCGGTAAAGTGGGAGGGGCCATGTTTATGCAATCCCTCTACGACGAGAGCTTCCAAGGCTTCCAAGTCCGCCACTCATGCGGTTGTACCAATCCTGATCCCGGTGCCTTTTAGACAGTTCACCCATAGTTTCCCCTTCCTCACGAACACTCATGTTTCCATAACGAGGAAGCTCACCGGCTACCGTTCCACGAGAAGCGTAACCACCGCGTGCATAAGGCCGAGGAATGGAAGGGTCAGTCATCGGTCCAAGATTTCCGGGAAATTCAGGGTCCCTATCAGAAGGCCGAGAAACTGAAGGGTCGGTGGAACCGGGTAAAGGCGCAGGTGAAGGAGGTTCCATAATACGCTTCATGTATCCCCTAAAACCGCTCCACTCCTTTACTGATTCGAACATCAGCCGCAGGGCGGGATCTTGTTCCGCCACCACCTTTAAATCGGGATGGGTGTATATGTAATTAGCTACCTCGTCCTTGCTATTATTTTTGAAGAATGTTTCAAAGGCGCGCCAAACGGACCTGCCATCGTCTGCCGCGCCCCCTTCTTGGAATCTCAAAGGTCTAAAGCCTAGTCCAGGCATGACAGCTCCTCCGTGAGCAAGGGTGCGTTCCGGCTCCTCTAATCCAGATTGAACCAAGGCCGATCCGCCACCTCCAACGGATACTGTTCCTAGTTCAGGATCGAAGGGAACCAATACATTTTCATCTGTTTCATCAGAAAGGTTAGTCGTGGAAGAAAGCAGTTCCGGATCGAAGGGAACCAATACATTTTCATCTGTAGAAAGA